GGCTATTACTGGAATATTAAATGGCGCAGTTCGTTCAATAACTATAACAAATCGAGGATCTGGATATACTTCGCTCCCACAAGTCGCAATTTCTTCTGCTCCAACTGGAGGATTAACCGCTGTTGGAATTGCAACAATTATTGATAATATTGTCGATTGTAACGGCACTACTTCAAACAAAATTCAAGGTGTTGAACTTATAAATCCAGGATTTGGATATACTGTCGCTCCCGGAATCGTATTTGTTGGAGGTGGTGGAGTTGGAGCTGCAGCAACTGCAACTATTGGTAATGGTGTAGTTGGAGTTATCACGGTAACAAATGGTGGTGGTGGTTATGCAACACCTCCAATTATAACTATTTCTGCTGCACCAGGGGGAGGAATTAATGCTGCAGCAAGAGCATATATCAATACAGTTGGAGTTGTAACTTCAATTAGAATTACAAATGCAGGTGCTGGTTATACCGTGGCACCAATTATTACTGTAGCAACACCAGCTTCTTCTGGAGTTGGGACATATATTCATGGAGAAGTTGTTACTGGATCAATTAGTGGAACAACTGCGCTAGTAAAATCTTGGGATGCACCTACTGGTGAACTTAATGTCTACAAAATTAATGGTAGTTTTGTGAATGGTGATGTTATAACTGGCGCTGGATCTTCTGCTGCATATAAATTAAGAACATATTCATCTGATGATAGTGTAGATAAATATGCAGATAATGATAATATTGAGTCTGAAGCTGATGCAATATTGGATTTTTCTGAGAAAAATCCATTTGGCACACCATAGATAGATTATCTTTTTGTTAAATAGATTATATAAGGAATTGCTAACATGTTTGAATATTTTTATCACGAAATATTGAGGAGTACCATTGTAGCATTTGGATCCCTCTTCAACGATATTTCAATTAAACATACTGATAATTCGGATAATACGACAAGCGTTATCAAAGTCCCTTTAGCCTATGGCCCAACTCAAAAGTTTTTGGCACGTCTTGAGCAAGTTCCCAATCTGAATAAACCTGTTCAGATTTCTCTTCCAAGAATGTCTTTTGAATTTACTGGATTGACTTATGATCCTTCAAGAAAAGTCACAACAACACAAACATTTCTTGCAGGGTTAGCATCAGATAAGACTCAACCCAGAAAAACATTTATGCCAGTTCCTTATAATATGTCTTTTGAGTTAGCAATTTACACAAAATTAAATGATGATATGCTTCAGATTATTGAACAAATTTTACCATATTTTCAACCAGCATATAGTTTATCTGTTGACTTAGTACAAACTATTGGAGAAAAAAGAGATATTCCTGTTGTTTTTGAAGGTATCTCAATGCAAGATGATTATGAGGGGAATTTTGAAACGAGAAGATCTTTAATTTATACTCTTAGATTTACTGCAAAAACATATCTCTTTGGTCCAGTTACAGATGTATCTAAAGATATTATTAAAAAAGTTACTATTGGCTATATTGGTGGAGATCAAACATCAAGTCCAACAAGAGATCTTTCTTATGTTGCAGAACCCCGTGCTATCAAAAATTATACTGGAACAGTAACTACAACTCTTGTGGGTGATATTGATGCTTTAGACACAACAATTTTTATTGAAGTTGCAGATGCATCAAACATTTCAGCACAAACATACATTGTTCTCGACAACGAAGAAATGTATGTTGAATCTAAAACGGGTAATACACTTAAGGTAACACGAGGTTCTGATAACACGATTATCGCTCCTCATGTTGGAGGAACTTCTGTTAAGAAAATAACGGCCGCGGATGATGCTCTAATTAATATTGGTGATGATTTTGGATTTAGTGGGTCATGAAGATGACAAAAAAATTCGACAAACTGAATGAAACGTTTGATGTTTCTGGAGATATTGTCGCAACAGATACTGAAGTAGTTGAATCAAAAATTGATGATATAACATCTTCTGTAGAAGATATTCGTAAGGATTATGAATATACCAGAGGAAATTTATATTCAATTATCGAGAAAGGACAAGAAGCAATTAATGGTATTCTTGAGTTGGCAGCAGAAAGTGAAATGCCCAGGGCTTATGAAGTTGCTGGTCAATTAATTAAAAACGTTTCTGATGCTACTGATAAGTTGATGGATCTTCAAAAGAAATTAAAAGATATTGAAGAAACAAAACAAGTTCGTGGTCCAACAAATGTTACAAATGCATTGTTTGTTGGATCTACAGCGGAACTTTCTAAACTTTTAAAGGATGGATTGAATCCACAAGATAAATAACTAAAAAAGTCCTATGGCAGTACCAGCAGTAAATATAGTAATCGAAAAAGGTGCAGATTATTTTGCAACTTTTACGATTACAAATCCAGATGGAACTCCATATAATTTAACTGATACTAGTGCATTATCAACTTTAAGAAAATTTCCAGATGCAACATCTGGAATTACAACATTCACATCGTCTTTAGTTGTTGCCACTGGAAAGGTAACGATATCACTTGGTAACTCAATCACAAGTGAATTGGACATGGGTCGTCATTATTATAATATTGTAATTACAAACAACAATACAAATAAAAAAACGAGAGTCATTGAAGGAATGGCTATTGTTACATAAATATTTTTAAACCAAGAGTATTCCCATGGCAGATTATTCTGTTAGTATGGATGGTTCAAATTCATTTTCCGTATCAGTAGAGAGGACTATTGTGGCAGATAGACTTTCAGATCTTAGTGATGTTAGTGCCACAGATCTTGGCAATAAAGATCAGTATGTCTTAGTTTATGATGCTTCTCAACAAAAATATAAATTAGTTAATCCTGATGTTGTGCTAAATGCTGCAGCATCAACAGAAACAAATCAACCAGGATTGGTTGGTTATGCAACGGCATTCATTGATCGTATGGATATCGATCTTGACAATAAAATTGATTTGGATGCTGGAACTTTCTAAAACTAAATAATACAAGTAAAATATAAGAATAACAATGACCGCACCTGTCATTCAGTTTAAAAGAGGATTACTTGCAAATCTTCCTGGGTTGCAAGCTGGTGAACCAGGTTTTACAACCGATAGTTATGATTTATATGTTGGTTTAACTTCCGATACCGCGACAAATAGATTTGTTGGTTCTCATAGATATTGGACAAAAGGAACTTCTACAACTGGTAGTGGAGTTAACCTTGTAGAAGGAACCGATAATGGCACTAGTTTTATTACTCTTGCCTCTCCTGCATCTCTTGCGGGAATTGTAACATACTACCTTCCAGGAACTCAGGGTGGTTCTGGATATGTTTTATCGAATGATGGTAGTGGAAATTTAAGTTGGACCGATCCTGCCACATCAACTTCTTTTACCGGAATTGTATCATTTACAGATACCACAGATAATGAACTTGGAAATCCAGATAGTGGTGCTCTTCAAATTGATGGTGGCCTTGGAGTCAATAAGAATGTTACCATTGGACAAAATTTAAACGTACAAGGATATTCTGAGTTTGTTGGTGTTGTAACCTTCCGTGGCGGTACAATTGGTCTTGGTGATACTGAAGGTGATAATGTTGTTGTTGGTGGCGAATTTGCATCAGACCTTATTCCAACAACAGATGATACCTTTAATCTAGGTTCGTCTTCAAAACAGTGGAAAGATCTGTATTTAAATGGAACTGCAGATATTGACGCTTTAAATGTTTCTGGTGTTTCTACATTTGCTAATAGTGTTGTTGTAGGTGGTGCATCAACTGCTCTTTTAGTTAATGGCAATACTAGAATTGTTGGAATTTTAACTGTAGGAACTGCATCGGTTACTTTTTCTGGAGTAAATAATAGAATTGCCGGTGTTACAACATTTACGGATCCAACTATTTTTGAATCCTCAATTGATGTAGATGGACATACCGAGTTAGATGATGTTAATATTTCTGGTATTGTTACTGCTGGAACAGGAAATATTAGTGGTAATCTGACTGTTGGTGGAAATCTGTTTGTTAATGGATCTACAACTCAAGTTAATACTCAATCTTTAACTGTTGAAGATGCTCTCATTGAAGTTGGCCTTGTAAATGGTTCGGCACCATCTACTGATCTTGATATTGATCTCGGTCTACTTTTAAATTATTATGATGGTTCTGCTAAAAAAGCCGCAGTTTTCTGGGATGATAGCGCAGCAAGAATTGTTATTGCTTCTGCGGTATCAGAATCTTCTGGCGTTTTAACTCCATCTGGATATGCTGGTTTAGAAATTGGATCTCTGTTTGTTAACGACTGTGCTGGACAATCGCAAGTAATTTCTTGCTCTGGATCAACAAGAAATCTAGTTAATATTACTATCGACTGCGGAACTTTTTGAGATTAATTAATGGCAACTGAAAATGATTTGAAGTATCTTTTGAATACTTACCAAAAAAAGGCAATGGATTTATTTACACAACTCGTTGTTGCAGAAACAAAACTTGAACAAGCACTTGCAAAGATTGTTGAGTTGGAAGAAAAACTCAAGCAATGTGAAGTAAAAAACACTAACAATTCAGAAGAGTCTTACTGAAACTTTTATAAATATTGTTAATGCTGATTAATACCCAATATATATTGGGTTTACGGTACATACCAACAATGTTAGTTTGACCTGATGGCAAATCCGAATATTAAAATTAAACGGTCATCCGTACCGGGTAAAGTGCCTACAGTTGCTGATTTGCAACTGGGGGAACTTGGCCTTAATACGTTTGATGCTGAACTCTATACTCGTAGAGAAAGAAGTGGTATAGGAACCGACATTGTAAGTCTTGGTGTCGGTGCAACAGTAACAAACGTTCTCTATGTAACTGTTGATGGTGATGATAATAATACTGGGAAAAAACTTGGTGATGCAAAAGCTACAATTGCTGCCGCAGTTTCAATTGCATCTACAGGAACTGTCATAAATGTATTACCTGGCAATTATATTGAAAATAATCCAATCAGTCTTCCAGAGCAAGTAAGTATTGTTGGAAGCAGTTTAAGAGAAGTATCAGTATCTCCACAAAACGCTGGTTCTCTCTTTTATGTCACTAACGGAAATTATATCGCTGAAATGTCTTTTACTGGTGCTGCAAGTACGCACCCAGTAATTTCATTTAATCCTTCTGGGTCTGGCAATATAACGCAATCTCCATATATTCAAAATTGTACCAATTTTATTCATAACAGTATTGGTATGAAAGTTGATGGAAACCATGCTTCTGGAAACACTAAAAGTATGGTACTTGATTCATATACTCAATACAATCAAGGTGGAATTGGAGTATCAATAACCAATTCTGGATACGCACAATTAGTTTCTCTTTTTACAATTTGTGATAATATTGCTGTTTATTGTGGAAGTGGTGGAGCATGTGATTTAACCAACTCAAACTCATCTTTTGGTAATTATGGATTAGTTGCAGATGGAGTAAGTAATGTTATTCAAACTGGAATTGTCACATCAAATGCCGATGCTGGTGCTACATCATTTACAATTTCAGGAATTGGAACAACGAGACTTTTTGATGGACAGGTTGTTTATTTTGGAAGACTTTACTATGAAGTTGAAACCGTAACAATAACAAATCATGGATCAGGATATACAAATGCTCCAACAATTACGATTAGTCCACCAGAAACTCCTTGGGGTATCGAGGCTCAAGCAACAGCGGATATTTCTAGTGGATCTCTAAATGAACTGAATTTAATTTCAAGTGGAAGAGGATTTGAAACTGCACCAACAGTCACAGTTTCTGCTCCAGACGTTGGAATTAACACGGCAACTATATCTTTGACAGTAAAACCAAAATATTACTCTATTGAGAGTTGCACATTACCTAATGCGGGTATATGTACATTTACTATCGCTGAGCAACTTCCATATGCTGTTGGAGTTGGAACAACAGTTCCAATATTTAAGCAAAGTAGAATTTTAGCATCTGGTCATTCTTTTGAATATATTGGATCTGGAACTGATATTAATACTTGTCTTCCAGCATTGGGAGGAGTTGCAATCCAAGCAAATGAAGTTGATATGAGAAACGGTGGATTAGTTATTTACACAAGCACAGATCAAGCAGGAAACTTCCGAATTGGAGATGGTGTAGTTATTAACCAAAATACTGGAACAGTTTATGGTAATTTCTATCAAAAGAGTGTTCTTGCAAACGTAACACCATACATTTTAGCACTAGGAGGTTAATTTAAAGTCATGGCATTAGCACTTAACGTATTTAAAACAGTAACTCAAGTTGTACCAACAAGTCCAGTTGGAATTTATACAGCTCCAATTGGTTATGCTGGAGTAGTTCTCTTAGCGCAGGTTGCAAATACAGGAACTCAACCAGAAACAGTGACTTTTTCACATAAAAGAACCGTTGCAGGAACTGCTGTTACAACTGAAATTGTAAAGGATTTTCAAATTCCAGCAAATGACGCTGCAAGTTTTCTTGACGGAAAATTAGTTCTGGAGTCAAATGATGTTCTTGTAATATCTGGAAGTGATTCATCTAATTTGAAATTTACTGTCAGCGTCATTGAAACGTTGAAATGATAAGGGAGTAATATAGGAAATGGCTAAACTTCTTAGTGGAAGACTACCAAGATTAAATGTAGGACTAACATCATCAACATCTGCATTAAGTGTAACTGGTGGTGTAAACATTGTAGGTATTACAACCCTTACTTCAATTAGTACTGGTTCTACAACTGGACAGAGCGGACAATATTTACAATCCACTGGAGTTGGAGTCACTTGGGCATCAGGTAGTGTTTTAAGAAATACTTCATCAACAGTTGCCATTGCTGGTACGGATACTTTTACCTTAAATTACACAGTTGGGTTTTTAGATGTATATGTGAATGGAGTAAAATTAGCACCTTCAGATTTTACTGCAACCAATGGTACGTCAGTAATTTTTAATGAATCCACTTATGGCGGAGAAATAGTAGATTTTCATGCGTTCAATACTCCATCAACAGGAGTGTCTCCAAATGTTTTACATAATCCTCCAGAGACATCATCTTCAACTGGATTACCCGGTCAAATGTCATATGATTCATCTTATCTTTATGTCTGTGTCGCTACGAACAGTTGGAAAAGGACTTCTTTAAGCAGTTTCTAAATAATTGCATAGCCTAGTGTCTTCGGGCATGAGGATGGCTTTTAGATCTAAAAACCCCCCATCCCTTTTTAGTAGGAGAAAATGGCATTTAATAGAGAACTCTCGCAATTTGCGTCGTTCTTGGAGCTGGACGCATCTTCGAGATATATTGGAATTACTTCCAACTCAGCTTCAACAAAGGTCGGTGTTGGTACAGCAACTCCCGATTCAAAATTCGTAGTCGTTGGTGATGCAAGAATCACTGGCATTATTACTGCTGCAAACTTTAAAACTTCTGGTGAAGGCAGATTTGAAGGTCCTTTAACAGGAAACGTAACTGGTAATGCTGATACAGCAACTGCTTTACAAACTGCTAGAACTTTCCAACTCACTGGTGATGTAGCTTCGGCTGCGGTATCTTTTGATGGTACTGGAAACGTTTCGATTGCTGCTACAATTCAACCAAACTCAGTTGCTCTTGGTACTGATACAACTGGCAATTATGTTGCTACTGTTGCTGATGCTGGTTCATCTGATATTGTAGTCAACAACTCTGGTACAGAAACTGCTGCGGTTACTATTGGTCTTACAACAACTGGTGTTGTTGCAGGTTCCTATGGTTCAACAACAGCAATTCCTACAATTACAGTTGACTCAAGAGGTCGTGTAACTTCGGTAGGTACAGCTTCGGTTGGTACTGCTTTAACAGTTGCTGGAAACTCTGGTTCTGAAAACATCAACCTTCTGACAGAAACTCTGTCAATCGTTGGTGCTGCTGGTAGCGTTGCTACATCTGCTGCATCAAATACAATTACAGTTGATCTTGTTAATACTGCAGTAACCCCAGGTTCCTACGGTTCATCGACTCAGATCCCAACATTTACTGTTGATGCAAAAGGTCGCTTAACTGCTGCTGGTACAGCTTCGGTTGGTACTGCTTTAACAGTTGCTGGCGATTCTGGTTCTGAGAATATTGATCTTTTATCAGAAACTCTGACGATTTCTGGTGGAACAAACCTGACTTCTTCTGCAGCTGCAAATGGAGTTACAATTAACCTCGATCCTTCGATCGATCTCACCAGTGTCAAGGCATCTGGTATTATTACCGCTGCTCAGTTTGTAACTGGTGCTTCAGGTCAAGCGATCGGAATTAACACAAGCACAATTTCTGGTCCTGCAGAAATCATCATTGACCCAGCAGGTGTTGGTGATAATACTGGTGCTGTAAGAATTAAGGGTGACCTGTTTGTTGACGGTGTTCAAACTGTCATTAATTCGACAACAATTGAACTTGCTGACTTTATTGTAGGTATTGCTTCTACAGCAACAACCGATGCACTTGCCGATGGAGCAGGTATCAAGATTGGTCCAGACAATACTTTAACTTATGATAATGCTAATACAGCTCTGAAGTCAAGCGAAAACTTCAATCTTGCCTCAGGTAAATCATATAAAATCAATGGAACTGAAGTTCTAAGTGCAACTTCACTTTCTATTACTAATGTCAATGCTTCTGGTGTCGTAACAGCAACGAATGGTTTCTCAGGAAACGTAACTGGTAACGTAACTGGTAATGTAACTGGTAACTTAACTGGTGAAGTTAATGCTGCTGCATTTGATACTAATGCATCTGGCGTGGTTGTAACTGGTGTTACTACTTCTACTTCATTTAGCGGTCCTTTAACAGGAAACGTAACTGGTAATGTAACTGGTAACTTAACTGGCGAAGTCAACGCTGCTGCATTCGATACTAACGCATCTGGTGTGGTTGTAACTGGTGTTGCTACCGCTACTAGTGGTTTCTCAGGAAACTTAACTGGCAATGTAACGGGCAATGCTGACACAGCAACTACATTACAAACCGCTAGAGACTTCCAAGTTACTGGTGATGCATCTTCTGCTGCAGTATCATTTAATGGCTCAGGAAACGTTGGTTTAGCAATTACTCTTGCTAATACAGGAGTTACTACAGGTTCTTATGGTTCATCTACAGCAATCCCAACATTTACTGTTGATGCAAAAGGTCGTCTGACCGCTGCTGGAACTGCTGCAATTGGTGCTGCTCTGACAGTCACTGGAGACTCTGGTTCTGAAACCATTAACTTCTTAAGCGAAAACTTAGCAATTAATGGTGGTACAAACCTGACTTCTTCAGCTGCTGCAAACGCAGTAACAATTGATCTTGATCCAAACATTTCATTGACAAGTGTTGTTGCTTCTGGTGTTGTAACTGCTACTAGTGGTTTCTCAGGAAACTTAACTGGTAATGTAACTGGTAACGCTGATACAGCAACTGCTCTTCAGACCGCCAGAACTTTCCAAATCACTGGTGATGTAGCTTCGGCTGCAGTATCCTTCGATGGTACTGGAAACGTTTCTATCGCAGCTACAATTCAACCAAATAGTGTTGCTCTTGGTAGTGATACTACTGGTAACTATGTTGCTACTGTTGCTGATGCTGGTTCATCGGATATCGTTGTTTCTAACTCTGGTTCAGAAACCGCTGCAGTTACATTGGGACTCTCAACCACAGGAGTTACTGCAGGTTCATACGGTTCATCAACTCAGATCCCAACATTTACCGTTGACTCAAGAGGTCGTTTAACTGCTGCTGGTACAGCTTCTGTTGGCACTGCTTTAACAGTTGCTGGCGATTCTGGTTCTGAAAACATTAATCTTTTAAGTGAAACTTTAACCATCTCTGGTGGCACAAACCTGACTTCATCGGCTGCATCCAATTCAGTAACAATTAACCTTGATAACGACATTTCATTGACAAGTGTTGTTGCTTCTGGTGTTATAACTGCTACTAGTGGTTTCTCAGGAAACTTAACTGGCGAAGTTAATGCTGCTGCATTCGATACAAATGCATCTGGTGTTGTAGTTACAGGTGTTGCTACCGCTACTAGTGGTTTCTCAGGAAACTTAACTGGTAATGTAACTGGCGACGTAACTGGTAACTCAAGCACTGCGACTGCTCTGCAAACCGCTAGAACTTTCCAACTCACTGGTGATGTAGCTTCGGCTGCAGTATCCTTCGATGGTACTGGAAACGTTTCTATCGCAGCTACAATTCAACCTAACTCGGTCGCTCTCGGAACAGACACAACTGGTAACTATGTTGCTACTGTTGCTGATGCTGGTTCATCAGATATTGTTGTTTCTAACTCCGGTTCAGAAAATGCTGCTGTCACTCTCGGTCTTTCGACCACAGGAGTTACTGCAGGTTCATATGGTTCAACGACTCAAATTCCAACATTTACTGTTGACTCAAGAGGTCGTTTAACTGCTGCTGGTGTTGCTGCTGTAGGCACTGCTCTGACTGTTGCTGGTGATTCTGGTTCTGAGAACATCAATCTCTTAACCGAAACATTAACTATTTCTGGTGGTACAAACCTGAATTCTTCTGCTTCAGGTAATTCTGTAACCGTTAACCTCGATCCAGCAATTGATTTAACAAGTGTTAAAGCATCTGGTATCATCACCGCTGCTCAATTTGTAACTGGTGCTTCTGGTGAAGCGATTGGAATCAACACCAATACAATTACTGGTCCTGCAGAATTAACGATTGACCCTGCTGCTGTTGGAGACAACACTGGTCTGGTCAGAATTAAGGGTGATCTGTACGTTGATGGTTCGCAGTTCTTTGTAAATTCAACTACTATTGAATTAGCAGACTTTGTTGTTGGTGTTGCAAGCACTGCAGCTTCAAATGCTGTTCTTGATGGTGCTGGAATCGGAATCGGTTCTGCTAATATCCGTAAGACTATTACCTGGAATAACACTTCAGCTTCGCTGAAGTCGAGCGAAAACTTTGATCTCGCTTCAGGTAAAGTTTATAAGATCAATGGTACTGAAGTTCTGAGTGCAAACTCTCTGTCGATTGCTAACGTTAACGCTTCTGGTATCGTAACCGCAACTGGTGGATTCATTGGATCCGTCACAGGTAACGTAACAGGAAACTTAACTGGTAATGCTGACACAGCAACTGCTCTGCAGACCGCTAGAACTTTCCAAATCACTGGCGACGTAGCTTCCGCTGCAGTTTCCTTTGATGGTACTGGAAACGTTGGTTTAGCAGTTACCATTCAACCAAATAGCGTTGCTCTTGGAACTGATACCACAGGTAACTATGTTGCTACCGTTGCTGACTCCGGATCTTCGGATATCGTAGTTAACAACTCTGGTACAGAAACAGCTGCTGTTACTCTTGGACTTTCGACAACTGGCGTTACCGCTGGTTCTTATGGTTCAACAACAGCAATTCCAACATTTACTGTTGATGCAAGAGGTCGTTTAACTGCTGCTGGAACAGCTGCAATTGGCGCTGCTCTGACCGTCACTGGAGATTCTGGTTCAGAAACCATTAACTTCTTAAGTGAGAGTCTGTTAATTTCTGGTGGTACAAACCTGACTTCATCTGCTTCTTCAAATGCAGTAACAATTAACCTCGATAATAACATCTCCTTAACGAGTGTCGTTGCTTCTGGTGTTGTAACTGCAACTGGTGGTTTCTCAGGAAACGTAACTGGTAATGTAACTGGTAATGTAACAGGTAATCTGACTGGTAATGTCAATGCAACCACTGGTATTTCAACATTCAACAATATTGATATCAATGGTACTCTGACAGATGTTAACAATAGCACTGGTACATCTGGTTATGTTCTGAAGAATGTTGGAACTGGTGTTTCATGGGCATCTATTTCAGATTCTCTGCCAACATTAAGAACGACTTCTGTTCAAACTGCAACTTCAGGTCAAACTTCATTTACTGTTAATTACACTGTTGGATTCCTTGATGTATTCATCAATGGTGTTAAACTTGCTCCTAGCGAGTTCACTGCAAACAACGGTACTGGAGTTACTCTGAGCGAAGCTGCATTTGCTGGAGACGTTGTTGAATTCTATGCGTATAATACACTCTCTGCTGGTGTTGGTTCAGTTAACTCTCTGAATGACCTTTCAGATGTTACTTTAACATCTTCTTCGAACGGTCAACTTCTTCAGTATAACGGTTCTGAGTGGGTTAATTCTTCAGCACTGGTTGGCATCAACTCTGTTGACGCAACAACCGTTGCAACTCTTGAGACTGCTCTGGGTTATGCTCCAAACACCTTCAATTCGCTGTTAATCAGCAATAGTGGTGTTTCGACATTCACTGGTGCGGTTAATGCAAATACCACTCTGTCGGTAACTCAGTCCGCTACTATTGGTTCTGGTGTAACAATCACTTCAGGTGGAATCAATGCTGTTGGTCTTGCGATCACAGCAGCTTCCTTCTACGGTGATGGTGCTAACCTGACCAATACTGGTTCTACTCTGAGTGCTGCTTCAGGAGTACAAAGAGTTGTATTGACAAGTCTCACCTCAGGTACGATGGTAACATCGTCAACCGATGGAGACTTAACCTTCGATGCAAGTTCCAATACTCTGAGTGTTGGTGGTGTTTCCGTTTCTGGAATTGTTACCGCTTCTGACTTCAACTCAACTTCGGATAGAAAACTGAAGGATAACATCCGCCCAATTGAAAATGCATCCGAACTGGTTGGAAAACTGGAAGGTGTACACTTCACTTGGAAATCAAGCGGAGCTGAAACCTGCGGTGTCATCGCTCAGCAAATTGAAGAGCATCTGCCACAACTGGTACAAACAGGAGATGACCATAAGACCGTTAACTACAATGGTCTCGTTGGTGTTCTGATCGCTGCTGTACGTGAGCAAGGCGAAATGATCGCTGCGCTTAAGGCAGAAATTGAAGAACTCAAGAAGTGATTCTTGATTAGATTCTAACGGGGGCAGGCAACTGCCCCTTTTTTTATAAATAATAATAAAAATGCTTAATCTGAAGTCACATAAAACAGTTGAACAAATTGCAAAGAAGCATCGTGTTGATGTTTCTTTCATTAAGAAGCAACTGAAAATTGGTGAACCTATTGAACATGAACATACAAAAGATCATGATCTCGCTATGGACATTGCACTTCAGCATCTGGATGAAATTCCAGATTATTATACACGTTTGAAGAAAATGGAAAAAGAGGCAATGAAAGAAGAAAATAAATCAGGAGATAGTTCTCTTCATGATTGGTTTTCAAAATCAAAGTCTTCTGATGGAAAACCTGGATGGGTTCAGTTGGGTGGAAAATATGCAGGTAAACCTTGTGCAAAACAACCAGGTCAAACAACAAAACCAAAATGTGGATCAAGTAAAATGAAGAGAGACTTATCGAAAAGCGAAGAGGAAGCAGCGTTTCGTCGTAAGAATAAAAAAGATCCAAATCCAGAAAGAAGTGGAAAGGCAATCAATGTTGCTACAGAAGCATTTGTTGATCCGGAACAAGGTGAAGCGCCTAGTGGAAGATCCCCTTTACAAAATGTATCGGATCATCCAAAAGCATCTGTAAGAAAAAAAGCAGTTAGTGCATTTAAAAAGCAGATGAGTAAAGAATATGGTGGAACTTGGAAGTCAAGAACAAAAGATCCTGTTGATGAGGCATGTTGGTCTGGTTATAAACAAGTTGGAATGAAGAAGAAAGGTAAGAAAATTGTTCCAAATTGTGTTCCAGTCAGTGAAGATCATAAGGAGATCGCATCTGGAAAGATAAAGGATGATGAAGGATACATGGCAATGGTGGAGTTCGATCAAATCGAAAGAGCTGTTGCAATGTTGAGAAAACATATTACAAAAGGAGATCAGCAAATTCCTGCTTGGGTTCAATCAAAAATTACTAGAGCAGCAGATTTCATTGATACAGCTGCAGAGTACATGTCAAGCGATGAATCATTAAAGGAAGAAGAAAGTAAAAAGGATGCTTGTTACCATAAAGTAAAGTCAAGATATAAAGTTTGGCCAAGTGCATATGCATCTGGAGCACTCGTTAAGTGCCGCAAGAAAGGTGCAAAGAATTGGGGAAATAAATCCGAATCAAATACATATGCAGATTTGCCAGATTGGGAAGGACCAATTAATGCTGGTGAAAAAAGATACTGTCCAAAATGTCAAAAAGAGGAACATTCTTTTGAATGCAAGTATGGTCCAAAGTATTGGGCATTATACTCGTCACCAATTGCATTAACTTCAAATCAAATGAAGTATGACATTGCTCAGATTCATCCTGCTAATGAAGAGTTTTCTGAGGCAATCAAAATTCCTGCAATTTATGGAAATGTTCTTTCAATCATTCTGACCTGGCGTGGGAAATCTTACATGGCAAAGATGTTCTTCCCTAACGCTAAGATGCCAACAAGAAGGGAAGTTAATGATCAAATTCAAAAAGTTTATCCAGGCTCAACCGTTCTTTCTTATGAAGTATCCAAGGTTCAACCTGGAGAGCCATTAATTCAAGTTACTGAAGAAACAATTGATGAAGTTGCTGCATGGCAACGTAAAGAAGGAAAGAACAAAGCAGGTGGTCTCAATGAAAAAGGACGTAAGTCTTATGAGCGTGAGAATCCTGGAAGCGACCTTAAAGCACCTTCAAAGAAGGTTGGAAATCCCCGCAGGAAGAGCTTTTGTGCTCGAATGAAGGGTATGAAAAAGAAACTCACTTCTTCTAAAACCGCAAGAGACCCAGATTCACGCATTAACAAATCACTCAGAGCTTGGAACTGCTAATGAAAAGTTTTAATCAATTTCTCTCCGAAAGCGTTAACATTTCTGGAGATTTTAACGGTACTTTAATTATTGGAAATGACTCTCAGCAACAGCAAAGAGTTTCTGAGGAGTTTTATGCGGATGTGGTTTGGCAAGGAAGTCTATATAGAATGAAAATAGAAACAGATAATGGTTTACCATCTTTAAATGGTTTATCAGAACAATTGCAAGATCAGTATCCAGGAGCAATTGTGCATCAAATTTATCCTGCAATTGAAGATAAAGTCAAAATAACTGACGCAAAAAGATATCACCCAGCAAAACTAGATTGGATTTAATTCATGGCACAGTGGAATAAGAAAACACAGGACTTTCTAAATCAAGAAAGGACTTTATTTGAAGTTTATAATATCGCAGATCATTGGGGAAACCAGACGGACTGGAGACCTCAATTTACTGGTAACAGTCGCCTCAAAGTTGCTCCATTCCAAACAGTCTTCTTCAATACCTTTCAGTATGGCAAAGAGACTGATGTATGGGATGAAAGAGTAGTTGGAGTAGGAACTGCAACTCATAATGTATCATCTAGTAATATAGTGATGCAAGTAGGTTCTACTGCAGGAAGTAAAGTCATCCGTCAAACCAAACAGGTAATGAGATACATTCCTGGTAGATCTGCAACACTTGCATTTGCAATTCGTCTTGATACTCCACAGGTAGGTATTCGTAGAAGATTTGGATTGTTTGACGATAATAATGGTGCATACTTTGAGGATGATGGAGGAACATATTCATATGTACTTCGCAGTAACACATCAGGAATTGTTACTGAAACCAGAGTAACCAGAGATAATTGGAATGGTGAAAAGTTTGATGGTAATGGATACACTGGAGTTACTGCAGATCCAACAAAACAACAAATGATCTCCATCAATTATGAATGGTATGGTGCTGGAATTGTAGAATTTGCCTGGTTGATGAAGAATGAAACTATCCCAAGTCATACTTTTGATAATGCAAACACTAATGATAGGGTTTGGTGTTCTACTCCATTCTTACCAATCAGAGTTGAAATAGAAAATGTAACTGGTGTCGCAGGAACTCATTACATGTATCAGGGTTCCAATTCTCTGATTCAGGAAGGAGAACCAGAAAAACTTGGAACTCTTGTAAGTATCGCAAATCCCATTACAGGGACAACGATGACTTCTGCAAATACATTTTATCCAATTGTAAGTATTCGTTTAAAATCTACACAATTGTCTGCGGTGATGCTATTAAGATCACTACAAGCAGCAACGAATGATAATACAAATGTCTATTGGAAACTTCTTGAGAATGCAACAAATACGGGTGGAACTTGGGTAGACCATCCAGATCCAAACTCTTTTATGCAATATAATATTACCGAAACTGCAACGACTGGTGGAACTACTTTATTAAATGGATTTGTTGTTGGAGGTGGTGCAGCATTGATTAATATTGATGATAAGGCAGCACTTCAGTTAGGTAGAAGTGGTATTGGAACAATCAGTGATACTTATACTCTTGCTTGTGCAAGTCCCAATACTAACAAAGCAGCACTTGCGGTTCTGAACTGGATTGAACAAAGGTAATTTATTATGAGTGACGTATATCTTGGTAATCCACTATTAAAGAAAGCCAATACACCAATTGAATTTACTGAAGAGCAGATTCGTGAATTTGTTCGATGTAAAAATGATCCTGTATATTTTGCAAAAAATTATGTAAAGATCGTGACTCTTGATAAGGGTCTTCAACCTTTTTCAATGTATCCTTTTCAGGAAAAGTTAGTTAACAATTTCCACCAACATCGCTTTAATATTTGCAAGATGCCTCGACAGACTGGTAAGTCTACAACCGTGGTATCATTTCTTTTGCATTACGCAGTATTCAATGATAATGTAAATATAGGTATCCTTGCAAACAAAGCTGCAACAGCAAGAGAACTCTTAGATCGTTTGCAAACAGCGTATGAAAACTTACCAAAGTGGATGCAACAAGGAATCATCTCCTGGAATAAAGGTTCTCTGGAACTGGAGAACGGAAGTAAGATCTTGGCTGCTTCTACTTCTGCTTCTGCGGTTCGTGGTATGTCTTTCAATATCCTCTTTTTGGACGAATTTGCGTTCGTTCCAAATCACATCGCAGACTCATTCTTTGCATCGGTTTATCCTACAATTACTTCAGGTAAAAGTACAAAAGTAATCATTGTTTCTACTCCACACGGTATGAATCATTTCTACCGTATGTGGCATGATGCTGAGAAAGGCAAAAATGAATATATTTTTACTGATGTTCATTGGTCTGAAGTTCCTGGTCGTGATGCTGAGTGGAAAAAGCAAACGATTGCAAACACTTCAGAGCAACAGTTCAAAGTTGAGTTTGAGTGCGAATTCCTTGGATCTGTTGATACTCTTATTTCTCCAAGTAAACTCAGAACCTTAGTCTATGACCATCCTAAGACCCGTAGCGCGGGTTTAGATGTATATGTGGATCCTATTGAGGAGCATGACTATTTGATCACTGTGGACGTAGCCAGGGGCGTAGGAAACGATTATTCAGCATTTACCGTTGTAGACATTACACAATTTCCACATAGAGTTGTTGCAAAATATCGAAACAATGAAATCAAACCAATGCTTTTTCCAAGCGTCATTGTTGAGTTAGCTAAGAGTTATAATGATGCGTTTATTCTATGTGAAGTCAATGATGTTGGAGATCAGGTAGCATCAATTATTCATTATGATCTAGAATATAATAATCTCTTGATGTGTTCAATGCGTGGTCGTGCTGGACAAATTGTAGGTCAAGGATTCTCTGGCAAAAAGACTCAACTTGGAGTTAAGATGTCTAAGGCAGTCAAAAAAGTTGGATGCCTCAATTTAAAGACAATGATCGAAGAAGATAAACTAATCTTCAATGATTATGAGATTATGAGTGAACTTACAACCTTTATTCAAAAGCACAACTCTTTTGAGGCAGAAGAAGGATGTAATGATGACTTAGCAATGTGTCTTGTAATTTACGCATGGTTGGTCGCACAAGATTACTTTAAAGAACTTACAGATCAGGACGTTCGTAAGCGTCTCTATGAAGAACAGAAGAATCAGATAGAACAAGACATGTCTCCTTTTGGATTTATTGTTGATGGAACAGATGAAGGGAGTTTTGTTGATGAAGATGGTGATAGATGGTTTACCGACGAATATGGAGATCGCGCATACATGTGGGAGTATCGATAATGGACTTAGATGGCCAGTTGAGACTTGGACATTTATTTTTTACTGAAAGAAAGTGTCGAACTTGCCATAAAGAAAAAAATTTAATAGAAGATTTTTATAGGACTAGAAAAGGTGTTTCAGTTTCCGCATACTCTTATGAGTGTAAAGAGTGTACAAAGAATCGAGTTCTAGCAAATAGAAAGTTAAAAAATCAAAACATTTTATGGGAATATCCAGACTGGTAGATGTTCATGCATTGTTTTCCCAGTGAAAAGTAACTTTTTAATAAATATTTTTTAGATAAACTGAGTCTAACGGAGAAAAACATGGCGACTCCTCAATTATCTCCTGGTGTACTTATCAGGGAAGTTGATTTAACAGTAGGGAGAGCTGATAATGTTCTCGATAATATCGGAGCAATTGCGGGTCCTTTCGTTAAAGGTCCTGTCGATGAACCAATTGATATTGCAACCGAAGCACAATTAATCAATACATTCGGAAAGCCACTTTCAACTGATTTTCAATATGAGTATTGGATGACTGCATCATCATTTCTCAGTTATGGTGGTGTATTGAAAGTTGTAAGAACATCAGGTAATACATTAAATAATGCCAATGCTGCAGTTGGATTCGCTGCTACAACTACTTTACAAATTAATAATTATGATGATTACATTCAATATCATTCCGATGATAGTGTAAATTTTGTTTTTGCTTCTAAGAATCCTGGTTCTTGGGCAAATAATATGAAAGTCTGTGTAATTGATAATTTGGCAGATCAAACAATAGGAATTACTACAACCAACCCAAGTGCATCTGGAGCTACTATTGGTGCCGGAGTTACTGTTGCAGTTGCAGCAATTACTATCCCAGGAGAGGGAGTAACAAACTCATTTACGGGATATTTAAAGGGTATTATCACTGGAGTTTCTACTGATGGAAACAATGGAAACAGCACAATTGATGTTAAAATGGTTTCCAGAGTTTCTTCTGCCGGAACAGAAACATTTATTGACTATAAGCAATCGGATAGAGCATCTTCTTTTACAGTAAATGATACTTTAAAATTTATTGATATATCTGGAATTCAAACTGGATCAAACACAACAGCATCGACAGTTGTTGATTGGTATGATCAACAAACTTTGGGTCTTACAAATCAAACAGTTTATTGGAAATCTTTAGCTCCAAAACCAGGAACATCTTCATACGCATCTGAAAGAAATTGTAAGAATGATGAAATTCACGTTGTAGTTTATGATGATCGCGGAACCATCACAGGAATCCAAGGAAATCTTTTAGAAAAACATATTGGTCTTTCAAAAGCAACTGATGCAGTTTCCGCAGTAAACTCACCTCAGAAAATTTTCTGGAAAAATTATATTGCAGATTTTTCTGAAAATATTTACGCTGGCGATAATCCATCTGTTGGAACAGATTCTTATCATAATACAACATCAAGAGCCACAGGATTCTCAACATCTTTCACTGCCAATACCGAATCTCAAGGACAATGGAATTTCCCTGCACAAGGAAAAACTTTTGCAGCAATTGGTAATGTATCCTATACTTTAACTGGTGGAGTTGATTATAGTGCTTCAAATGGAATGACGGCTGATTTAGGGAATTTAGTAACATCATATGGACTGTTCTCAAATAAAGATCAAATTGCAGTTGACTACCTTTTAATGGGTCCAGGACTTGTAAGTAAATTTAATTCTCAGGCAAAAGCAAATTATTTAATATCAATCGCAAATCAAAGAAAAGATTGTTTAGCAGTTATTTCACCACACAGAGTTGATGTTATTAACTTTACAAATTCAACAACACAAACAAATAATATAATTGAATTTTTCTCTCCACTTTCTTCTTCATCATATGCAGTATTTGATAGTGGATACAAGTACACATATGATAGATTTAATAACACATTCCGATATATTCCATGCAATGGTGACGTTGCGGGACTGATGGTAAGAACTGCAATTACCGCATATCCATGGTTCTCCCCCGCTGGTCAACAAAGAGGTGTACTAAACAATGCAGTTAAACTTGCATATAATCCATCAAAAGCACAAAGAGATCAACTTTATCCTTTAAGAGTTAATTCCATTATCAACCAACCAGGAACTGGAGTTATTCTTTATGGTGATAAGACTGCTCTCTCATATGCATCAGCATTTGATAGAATTAACGTTCGTCGTCTCTTCTTGACTGTTGAGCAAGCACTTGAAAGAACCGCAAATGCTCAACTCTTTGAACTGAATGATCAAATTACAAGATCAAACTTTGTAAATATTGTTGAACCATACCTGAGAGACATTCAGGCAAAGCGTGGTCTTTACGACTTCTTAGTTGTTTGTGATGAAACAAATAACACTCCCGATGTTATTGACAACAATGAATTTAGAGCTGACATTTACCTCAAACCAACCAAGTCAATTAACTACGTAACCTTAACTTTCGTGGCGACTCGAACTGGGGTCAGCTTTGAGGAAGTTGCAGGAACTGTTTGATCACATAATTAATTACTAAGGAGGACCCTAAAAATGGCACAAATCCCAACAAGAAACATCTCACAGTTCAAGTCAAAACTCATTGGTGGTGGTGCTCGCCCCAACCTTTTTGAGGTTAGCGTAACATTCCCAACTGGAGTAAACCTTGGCATCCAAAATGATGGAACAGGGACATTTGATTCTGAAAATTTCAGATTCATGTGTAAAGCAGCTGCTCTGCCAGCATCAACTGTTGCTGCAATTGATATTCCTTTCAGAGGAAGAACTTTAAAAGTTGCTGGTGATAGATCATTTGATGTTTGGACCGTAACGATCCTTAATGATGAAGCGTTTGGTCATAGAAGAGCTTTTGAAGCATGGATGCAAAACGTTTCACAATATGGTGATAGTTCAGGTCTGGTAAACCCTGCAGACTACATGGGCAATGCTACAGTTTATCAACTTGGAAGAACTGCCGCTTCTCAGCAAGGTGAGGGTACAACTTCTGGTCCTGCAAACATTCTTGCACAATACAAGTTTGTAGATATCTTCCCAACTTCAGTTTCAGATATTCCTCTGTCATATGATACGGGAGATACAATCGAAGAATTCACTGTTGAGTTCCAGATTCAGTACTTCTATCCTGAGGCTGCTGGTTCTGGCGCTTGATAAATAGTACATCTAAGTCTACACTTTAATAATGGCAAAACTTTTTGGTTTCTCAATTGAAGATAAAGAACCATTATCCCCTGGTGTATTGTCCCCCGTTCCTCCCAATAATGAGGACGGGGTTGATCATTATCTAACCAGTGGATTTTTTGGTTCTTATGTAGATATTGAAGGTATCTACAGAACCGAGTTTGATTTAATCAAAAGATATCGTGAAATGGCTCTTCACCCAGAAGTTGATAGTGCCATTGAAGATATTGTAAACGAAGCAATTGTATCAGATACAGATGACACTCCAGTAAAAATTGAGTTATCAAACCTAAATGCTAGCGATGGTATTAAGAAAAAAATTAGAGAAGAGTTTAAACATATTCTTGATCTTTTAGATTTTGATAAAAAATCTCATGAAATTTATAGAAATTGGTATGTTGATGGAAGACTTTTCTATCATAAAATTATCGACTTAAAAAATCCACATGAAGGAATTAAAGAATTAAGATATATTGATGCATTAAAAATTAAATATGTAAGGCAGACTAAAAAAACTGATAAAGACGAGAGAGTAAGATTAAGTAATTATAATCGGGACAATCCCATGGAATATGATTTTCCTGAGATTGAAGAGTACTTCGTATATACTCCAAAGGCAATGTATCCTGTTGGAAATCCTTCTTCAAATGGAGATTCAAAAGGTATTAAGATTGCAAGAGATGCTATTACATATTGCACATCTGGATTAGTAGATAGAAATAAAGGCACAACACTTTCATACTTACAGAAAGCAATTAAGTCTCTCAATCAACTTCGTATGATTGAAGATTCTCTTGTGATTTACAGATTATCAAGAGCCCCAGAACGTCGTATTTTCTATATTGATGTAGGTAATCTTCCTAAGATCAAAGCAGAACAATATTTGCGCGATGTTATGATGAGATATCGTAATAAGGTTGTTTACGATGCAGCGACTGGTGAAGTTCGGGATGACCGCAAATATATGTCAATGCTTGAGGATTTCTGGCTTCCTCGCCGTGAAGGTGGTAGAGGAACTGAAATTACTACACTTCCTGGTGGTCAAAACCTTGGAGAAATCACAGATATCAAGTATTTCCAAGACAAATTATATCGTTCATTGAATGTTCCAGTATCAAGAATTGGTGGTGATGGTGGATTTAATCTTGGTAGATCCTCAGAAATTCTCCGTGATGAAGTCAAGTTCAGTAAGTTTGTGGGACGTTTGAGAAAAAGATTCTCAAATATGTTCAACGATATGCTCAAAACTCAGTTGATTCTTAAAAATATTATCACTCCAGAAGACTGGGAAGTTATGAGTGAGCATATTCAATATGACTTCTTATATGACAATCACTTTGCAGAACTGAAAGAAACGGAACTTTTAACTGAAAGATTAAATATGGTCGCTCAGGCAGAACCATACGTCGGCAAGTATTTTTCACAAGATTATATCCGTCGCAAAGTTCTTCGTCAAACTGATGAAGAAATTATTGAGCAGGATCAACTTATCGAAAAAGAAATCAAAGATGGAACTATTCCAGATCCATCTCAAATGATGATGGATCCTGCAACAGGACAACCAATTCCAGCAGGAATGGGAGGAGATCTTGGAGCTCCAGTCATGGAACCAAACCTTGATTCACAAGGCCAAGCAACCGTTGCCAGTGGTAAGCAAGTAGAAATGCCCAAGGGTGGCGAAATTTAATAAATAAAAACGATCACAAATTTTAGAGTTATGGATGAATTAATGGATATGATTGTTACTGATGAAAGTCCTTCACAAATCAGTGATAAAATCAAAGAACTTCTTTTTGCAAAGTCTGCTGAAAGAATTGATGCATTTAAACCTGCAGTAGCATCTTCTTTATTTGCAAGTGAAGAGGATGAATATGAAGAGGAAACTGATGAAGAAGGTGAATATGATTCTGATGAGGAAGAATAATAAATAAATAACTAATATCACAAAATGAAAGAATAATGCCCATCACAAAAATTGTTGCAACACAAGTAAATACTGGAACTTCTGCTGGAGCTGCAACTAGCATTACTGAAGCATCTTTAGTACGTTTATACAATGATAGTGGTGCTACAAGAGTTGTAGCAATTTCAACCATTGTTGGTGCAGCAACCAGTTCTTATTTCAGTATTCCAAACGGAAATATTGAGTTCTTGCAAAAGAATCCAACTGATGTAATTTGGACTGATGGGACTGCCATTAAAGCAAATAAAGTAGCATTCACGAACTAAAATGAAACTCATCAGAGAAGAAATCGAATCAGTAGAATTTATCGTTGAAGAACGCAACGGTAAAAAGTCTCTCTTTATTGAAGGTGTGTTCCTTCAGGGAGATATCAAAAACCGTAATGGTCGTGTATATCCAATGGAAACTCTCCGCCGTGAAGTTTCAAGATATAACGAAAACCATATTCAGCAAGGCAGAGCTCTTGGAGAACTTGGACACCCAGATGGTCCTACTGTAAACCTTGATAGAGTTTCACACAAGATTGTTTCATTAAAGGAAAGTGGATCGAACTTTATCGGTAAGGCAAAGATTCTTAGCACTCCTATGGGAAAAATTGCTGAGTCTTTAATTGGTGAAGGAGTAAAACTTGGAGTTTCTTCTCGTGGAGTTGGTTCAATCAGAATGACTAGAGAAGGTTATAACGAAGTTGCTGAAGATTTCATGCTCGCTACTGCAGCAGATATCGTTGCAGATCCTTCAGCTCCAGATGCATTTGTTTCTGGAATTATGGAAGGAAAAGAGTGGGTATGGGATGGTGGTATTCTTCGTGAAAACTACGCATCAAAAACATATAAAAGAATTAACACGCTGGTTGATCAGAAGAAATTGGATGAACAGAAATTAAATCTGTTCAATGATTTCCTGAATAATCTGTAATTTGTTAAATTATAAATAAATATAGTTTATAACTTAAGGTTAAACGGAGAGTTCAAATGTCTCGTGGAGATTTACAAGAAATGGAAGTAGGCACTAAGCAATCCAAAACTGCCGTAAATGCAACTGCAAAGGCAGGGGATCCAATGCCACGTTTGGCAGATCCTGGTACACAACTGGGTTCTGTAGAAGATCTGGGTGGTCCTACCCCAGAAAACTACAGACCAGATGATGACTCAGCAAAGCTGAAGACTCCTGGTGCAACTCTGAAGCAAGTCAGAGATGTTGTCAACAAAGGTGCAAAGTCTGCTGATCCTATGAAGTCTGTTAAAGAAGAGGCAGAAGAGGAAGCAGAAGAACTCTTAGAAGCAAAGCATAAAGAAGAGGAAGAAGAAGAAGAGGAGGAGGAGAAAGAAGAGAAGAAAATGAAGAAGGAAGAGTATGACATCGAAGAAGATGTCAATGCTCTCCTCGGTGGTGAAGAACTCTCCGAAGGTTTCAAGGAAAAGGCAAAGACCATCTTTGAAGCAGCAATCAATGCAAAGGTTGCTACTATCAAAGAAGAAATTGAGCAAGCATATGCTGCAGCTCTGGTAGAGGAAGTTGAAGAGATCAAACTTCAACTTGCAGAGCGTGTAGATTCATACCTTGAGTACGTTTCAGATGAGTGGTTCTCTGCTAACGAACTCGCAATTGAGCACGGTCTGAAGACCGAAATGACAGAATCATTCCTCGGTGGAATGAAGCAACTTTTTGAAGATCATTATGTAACAATCCCTGAAGATAAATATGATGTTTTAGAGAGCATGGTAGAAAAACTTGATGAAATGGAAGAAAAACTCAACGAGCAAATTGAAAGAAATATTTCACTCAACAAGCGTCTCGCAGAGTCGGTTGCTGATGGAATCTTAGATCAAGTTTCTGAGGGCCTCGCTGCTACTCAGAAGGAAAAGCTCGCTTCACTTTCCGAAAGTGTTGAGTTTGAAAGTGAAACCCAATATCGTGAAAAACTGGAGATGCTGAAAGAGTCATACTTCTCAGCACAGAAGTCTCCAAAAGCACAGACTGAAACTCTGTCTGAAGGTGTAGACAGTGCTTCTGAGTCAGTCTCAGGCACAATGGCTGCATACCTCAGAACTCTTCAGCAAGTCGCTAAGAACTGAATTTAACATTAAATCAAACACAAACATTCCCAAAGGTAAACGCAAATGTTCCATTCCGAACAGTTGCAGGAAAAGTGGGCTCCCCTTCTGAACTATGAGGGTCTTGATCCAATCAAAGATTCGCACAGAAGAGCTGTAACCGCCGTCCTGCTCGAAAACCAAGAAAAGTTCCTCCGTGAGGAGCAAGCATTTACATCAGGTATGAACCTGATGGAATCCCCAACCAACTCAACTGGCACTGGTGGTTTCACCGGTTCGTCAGCCGCTGCTGGTCCTACCGCTGGTTTTGATCCCGTACTGATCTCGCTGATCCGTCGTTCGATGCCAAACCTGGTTGCTTATGATCTCGCTGGCGTTCAGCCAATGAATGGTCCTACCGGCCTGATCTTCGCAATGCGTTCGCGCTACAACACCCAGAGCGGAACCGAAGCATTCTTCAACGAAGTTGATACCGCATTCTCTGGTCAAGATGACGGATTTAACCTTACCGGTGCATTTGCAGACGCTGCTGCTGGTATCGGTACAACCGCACAGTCAGGAACCAACCCAGCAATCCTGAACCCAGTTGGAACTGCAACCTCAACGGCATATAACGTTGGTGGTGGCATGAACACTGGCGATGCTGAGAACCTCGGTTCTGGCACTGGCGACCAGTTCAACCAGATGGCATTCTCAATCGAGAAAGTCACTGTAACTGCTAAGTCACGCGCACTGAAAGCAGAATACTCCCTCGAGCTCGCTCAGGATCTGAAGGCAATTCATGGTCTGAATGCAGAAGCAGAACTCGCTAACATTCTGTCTAGCGAAATTCTTGCTGAGATCAACCGTGAAGTTATCCGTACTATCTACAAGATCGCTGAGCAAGGCGCAATCGAGAACACTGCAACCGCAGGTGTATTCGACCTCGACATCGACTCCAACGGTCGTTGGTCCGTTGAGAAGTTCAAGGGTCTTCTGTTCCAAATCGAAAGAGATGCAAACAGAATCGCTCAGAGAACTCGTCGCGGTAAGGGCAACATCATCATGTGCTCTGCTGACGTTGCTTCAGCACTGACCATGGCTGGTGTTCTGGATTACACCCCTGCTCTGAATGCAAACCTGAACGTTGATGACACTGGCAACACCTTTGCTGGTACAATCAACGGTAAGTACAGAGTTTACATTGACCCATATTCGGCAAACCTGGCTGCTGATAACAGCGGTCTGGCACAAGGATCCAACCAGTACTACGTTGTTGGTTATAAGGGTTCTTCGCCTTATGATGCTGGTCTTTTCTACTGCCCATACGTTCCTCTTCAGATGGTACGTGCGGTTGGTGAGAATTCCTTCCAGCCAAAAATCGGATTCAAGACTCGTTACGGTATCGTTGCAAACCCATTTGCAGAAGGTACTGATCAGGGTCTGGGTCGTCTCCGTGTTAACAGCAACCGCTACTACAGAAGAGTTGCTATCAAGAACCTCATGTGAGTCATTCTCACAGGTTTCTGGGGGGTCCGAAAGGACCCCTTTTTTATTGAAAAAGTGTTGACAAAACCCATTAACTAGTTTATACTGATAAAGCAGTGAATCATTTTAACCAGTATTATGGCAGTCAAAGTTTACACCGTTTTAGACTTTCCAGAAAAAGAATTTCTGAGAAATAAACAATCTAGATGCAGTTATCCTTGGGAAAAGACTCCTGTAGATGGGGGTTTCCATGTTCCATTTGAAGACCTTGGAAAGAAAAAGTCTGTTCCGACACTTCCCAATAACCTTAAAGACAAGGGATATCGATTTGAGTACGCAAAACTTGAATCTGGTTATCTCTTTAAAAGAATTGCCTGATAACAGGGAGGTTAATTCCTCCCTGTTTTTTTATCTAAATAATTAGAAAAAGATGGCAGTCGGAAACGCATTTGCAAATCAAATCCAAAACAGGAATTTTCTTTCTCCTGTAGGATTTAAGTTTACTTTGAATAGGTGTCCAAAAGTTGCATTCTTTTCGAATAGTGCAAATATTCCCGGACTTAACTTAGGAGTGGTTGTTCAACCATCATATCTGAAAGATATTGACACTCCCGGAGATAAAATTCAATTCAATGATTTAACAATCAGATTTTTAGTCGATGAAAATCTTGAAAACTATATGGAAATTCAGAATTGGATTCGTGGACTTGGATTTCCACACAGTCTTGATGAAATTTATGATCTGCAGCAAGAACAAAAATATGTTGATACATCAGATTCAAAACTGATGAACATTTATTCTGATGGAACTTTACACATACTTACTAGTAGCAGCACGCCAAACTTTAAATTAAAGTTTAAGGATCTTTGGCCTTACTCAATATCAGATTTACAATTCGACGCAACAGATTCTGATATTGAGTATTTGACTGCTGAGGTAACTTTCAAGTATACTATCTATGATATCACAGATTTAAGTGGCAATAAATTATGAGTTTTGATCTTGATATGATTCAAAAGATGTGGGAAGAAGATTCCAAAATTGATATTGACAATTTACACACAGAATCTTTAAAAATTCCAGCACTTCATGCAAAGTACTTTGAGATGTACAATAACATTGTACTTCTGAGAAAAAAAGCAGAACAACAGAAGAGAAATATTCGTCACGAAAGATATGAATATTATTCTGGAAAAGCAGATCCAGACGTTTATGTTGAAGATCCTTTTCCCAAAAAGATTCGTGATAAAGATACAATGCAAAAGTATCTTGATGCAGATGAAAAACTTTCTACAGTTTGTCTAAAGATTGATTACTACGATACAATGCTCAATTATATTGAAAGCATTCTCAAGGTTATTCAAAATAGAACCTATCAAATCAAAAATTCTATAGAGTTTATAAAATTCCAATCTGGATTAGGTTAATAAATATTTCTAGATGAATGGACTCATGTGAGAACAACAGATCTTGTTATATCCAAATCTAACGAAGTATTTCTTAAAGTTAATACTGATCCTCACATTGAGTACGAACTGAGAGATCATTTTAAGTTTGAAGTTCCGAATGCAAAGTTTATGCCACAATATCGTGGTAAAAATTGGAACGGAGAAATACATTTATTCGATACAAGATCTAAACAAATCTACGTAGGGCTTCTGGATAAGATCGTAGATTTTTGTAATCAGTATGGATATACTTATAAGTTTGAAGACAATAAATTCTACGGACTTCCATTTGAGATCAACGAAGGAATCTCATATGAAGGTGTCAAAGATTATATGAAGTCGATATGCTCACATACTCCTAGGGATTATCAAATTGAGGGAGTATATGATGCCCTACGACATAATCGAAAGTTGCTGATAAGTCCCACTGCGTCAGGTAAATCGCTGATGATCTACGCCCTCGTGCGGTACTATATGGATAGGAATGAAAAAATTCTTGTAGTCGTTCCAACGACCAGTCTTGTAAGTCAACTATACGGGGATTTTCACGATTATGGGATGGATGTTGAGTCATGCTGTCATCAAATCTATGCGGGAAAAGAAAAAACTAGTGAGTATCCTGTCACAATCACAACTTGGCAGTCAATTTATAAGTTAGAACGTTCGTTCTTTGAGGATTACAATGTTGTGATTGGAGATGAAGCTCATCTTTTCAAAAGTAAGTCATTAATATCTATAATGACAAAACTACATCATGCTAAGTATCGGTTTGGTTTTACTGGTACTTTGGATGGAACACAAACTCATAAGTGGGTGTTGGAAGGATTGTTCGGTCCATCTTATAAGGTCACAAAAACTGAAGAGTTAATGAGACAGGGACATCTTTCTCAACTTAATATTCGATGCTTAGTTCTCAAACATCCCCCACAAAAATTTGAGACTTATGAAGATGAGATTCAATATCTGATTTCTCATGAACAAAGAAATAACTTCATTAAAAATCTTTCTTTAGATCTTAAAGGAAATACTCTTGTTCTCTTTGCAAGAGTTGAAGCTCACGGAGCGGTTCTTTTTGAGAAGATAAATAAGGATAAGCGAGATAACCGTAAGGTATTCTTCGTCCACGGTGGTGTTGATACAGAGGAAAGAGAGTTAGTCAGAGAAATTACTGAGAGAGAAGACAACGCAATCATTGTTGCCTCTTATGGAACTTTTTCTACTGGTATTAATATTAAGAGACTCCACAATGTTATCTTCGCTTCACCCAGTAAGTCGAGAATTAGAAATTTACAATCAATTGGAAGAGTACTTAGAAAGGGAAAAAATAAAACTGAAGCAGTGCTCTACGACATCTCTGACGATTGTACATATAAAT